TCGAGTGGGCCCGGCCCGTGCCCGCCAGCCTGCAGCGTGCCATCATCGCTGGCGGCTGGGGCAACCGCCAGCGTCTTGTCGTCCGCCTGGTGTGCGCCTTCTGCTGCGGTGCCGGTGTGACATTGAACAACCTTTCGATGGAGCTTGCCTCCGAAGAGGTGTTCCGCCGTCCTGAAGGCTACCTCATACATACCTACGTGAGCAATTACCAGTACGTGTTCCTGAAGGAGACGGCCGCTGCCCAGCGCATGAGCGTGGAGGGTATGCTGACGGCTGCTGCTGAACTGCTGGTGGGAACGGATGACGAAGGTTCCGGATACCATATTCCGGAGAGTCTCGGCCGTATCGCTGACCGCGTGTTCGAGGTGAGGGGCAGCACGCTGAAGGACTTCCGCCGGCAGTGTCTGGTGAGCATCCGCACGAACACTATCGGTCCGGACCGTATCGCCTCCTTCATGGAAAAGCACGGCATCGCCTCCGCCCGTGAGTTCCTGCGCCGCGTGGTCCTCTTCTTTCTGGAGGCACGGTATCTGATTTACCGTAAGGAGGTAGAACTTGATGAGGATGACCTTCCGGAGGAGGAAGAGACGGATTGGGAGGAAACTATGTACAGCCAGTATCAAAAAAGAGATTTCGCGATTTCAACATATAATTATTAACCATTAAAATTTAACAGAAATGATTACAGAAAAACAGAAAGAGGCAGTAAAGGAACTCTGCCAATACGTGGATAACTTTTGTAAGGAAAACGATCTTAGTG